TACGCAAGTGCGCACAACACAATAAAAAATACAGTATTAATAATAAACCGAATATTTGTGAATAGATTTGCTAGTGAAGGTTTCGTATCTGTTCCTCCAACCATTTTGGCGGGATTCAACGTATCGATGAATTCTAAGCCATAATGAAAGAAGAGAATGGCGAGACCCAATACGGTCATTCCAGTAACCGACATACGTTCTTTATCATCCTTTTCGCGATCATAAATCCAGACAATCACCATTAAAATAATATACACGATATGAGTCGCACCAAATGCGAGTTGTCGAAGCGGTTTTTGTTCATCTTCAGTTTTCATGTCATCGAACAAATACTTTTCAGGTGATTTGTCATTGTTGGCTTGTTTGAATTTCTCTCGAATGTATGCTACAAGACCCGCAACCGCAACGATCGCAAGAAGAACATATATTACTTGTGCGGTAGGCGAGTTCAAATTCGCCATGATACCGCCAGATGCGACTGCGTCCGATTCGGCACCTTTATTTACAAATTCGGCATCGACCTTATACGTATAATAAACGATAGCAAGAATAAGAATTACGAATGAAATTGTCAGCAATAAAACTTTGATAAGCTTTCCGATTGCACCGACTTTGGCTTCGTTGATTCCGGAAGGAGAAGCGGTGGCGGTGGAGGCGGCGGTGGCGGTGGCGGTCGCGAAAACAGATGTTACACTCGCTGGTGTTGGACGGTCTTTTTCGTCTGTCGGAAACATACGAAGATCAATATCACCGGCATTCCATTCCCAGAATTTTAATTTATCAAGTTCTTCGTTGCGTTTATTAACGAATTCCTGAATACCAGTCAAGGACGCAATACCGTAAATACCTGCGCGGAATAATATCACAATCAGCCACGGAACAAGATATATTGTTGTAAGTAGAAAACGCACTATTCTTTTAACAACGTTTTCCTTTTCAAACTCATTATGAACACCTGCCCACATGTGATATCCGGTAGGCATCACACAAATCGCTAGAAGAATGACAAAGGCGATTGCCCATCCCCAATTTTCAGGAACAACCGGCAAAGTCATACCAGATTCTTTTTCTTTTAAAGGTTTATCAACACGTAGATAATGCCACCACCACGAGAGACCTCCGCCAAATAATAACAAAAATAACACAATAGAACCTATTACACCTTTACTTACACTTCCTGACGTATCGTCATTTTTATTGAACTGCCATACCTGAACTGACTCTGCGAATTTTAATATCGAATCGAGACCACCAACATTCATTTCTTTCACCATCGGAAGTAATAAAATTCCGCAGAGTAAAAGCCCGACAATAATAACAATAAAAAAGGTGTCGATCAGTTCTTTCACACGTGGAAACATATCACCTGTGAATTTACTTGCGATCCAATCGCTTGTTTTTGGTGAAGTCGTCACATTCGTGAAAAGAACGGAAACCCACATCACCAGTAAGATAACGGACAAAAATGGAATCATCGAAAACCATTTGGCGAAACGAATAAACAAACTGCTTTTATCCGAATGGTCTTCCAATATCTTATCCCAGTCATTTGATGTCATCTTATCTTCTTTGATTTTCTCTATAATGTCGTCATCAAGCGTTTGGGTGACAGTCCCACAATCTGGATTTGTCGTATATTTCAAAGCATCCTTCCACCAATCTTTGAATGAATCGGGAATATTCCCGCAGTCTGCCAGTTTTAACCGAACATTATAACACATAAGAATAAATACAGAGATGATTACGGATAATATTGAAACAACACTTAACATCGCGTTCATCGGTTCAAATGTTTTCTTTTTATCTTCATCAAGACGGGATTGTATTGCGGCTTTAATTACTTCTTCATTTACTGCGTTATTCGGGTCTTTTTTCTGTAATTCTTTGATGACTTCTTGACGAAGTTGTTGATAATATCCACTATTTGCGAATTCGTTGTTCGGGTTATTCTCTTTATTTAAAACGTCGGTTGCGGACGGTTCTTTGAGATTATATGCCGCGAATATACTCGGAAAAACAATATACCCGATGACGACTAGAATAACGAGTATGATAGGTATTAGAAATTTATGCGTAGTAATTTGCGAGCTTTGTCCTAATGTCGTAAAAATTAGACCGATAAGAGCAATAAACCATACGATACCGTGAACTAGAAATGCCTTTTGGCCATATTCAGTTAAATCCTGAACTCCAGCAATACCAGGACTTTTTTGACTCGTGGCTAAGAATATACTCGCAGGTATTCCTATGACTAACACGAACGCGATTATTGCTGCGATTTTACCAATTTGATTTAAACCATTTGAATTTGTATTTCTCCAAATAAAATAACCAACTGCCAAAAAGAAAGCGATCTGGAAAAATAAACCGAAACCTAGTATTAAATCTGCGGTTGTTTTTGAGAAACTTTCCTTGCCTTCTTTACTCGATAATGGATCATCGTTGACCTTATCCATCGTTTGTTGGATTTCATTTCCACGAACAATCATCGGCACACCAACGAGAATCGATATAATGATATAATGAATCCATTCACTTAATGGTAGATTTTGCCCGAATCTTTTATATAACGCGATTATAATGCCACCAATCAATAAAATAGAACCAAACCCTATCATGCTTCGTGTAATGTCAACGTTACTTACCCTTTCTGATGCTTGAATACTACCAAACCCCATACCTAATCCGAGAATAAATAGGCAAACTGGTAATATAATCCGAATACCGATGTTAGACAGAGAATTAGATATACTAAAAATGGCATCAGGTGGTGACGGGAGAATCGTCTCATCGGAACCTTTCATGTCAATAAACTTATTCGGAGAAATAGAATGAATATACAGCACGTAAAGAAATGTAAGAATAAGCGATACAAATATTGGCCAATTTCCTTTTGAAGTCATCAATTCCGACGAAACAAATCCAATTAATACTATAATCACGATCACGATGATAGGTAGATAATTCAGTATTTTTTTAATATGGAACGATTCTTCGATCGAAGATATGGCATTTGTTTCCTTTTTTCCTTCTTCGGTCTCTGGATTTAAAATAGAGCTTGATGCCGTTGGTATTGGTGTTCCTGACATTCTGTTATTATATATTATAATGATAACAACACCCGTTATAATTATAAGATATAATAATGTCGGCCTGACTACGACACGTAAATCTATAAAAATGACATCGCGGTCTTTTTCCCGTGACAATCCCGACATAAAGCGACTAAATTATCGATGTGGTTAGAACCACCATGCTCTAAAGCGATGACATGATCTACTTCGAACCAAGCGGGAAGCTGCCGCTGACAATCGCCGCATTTCCAACCTTGTTGTGCGGCGACATACTTTTTCTTGGTTTCGCTTACGCTGCGCTTGCTAGACCCCTTGCCGGAGTTGAGCAACCGTCTCTCAGCGGGGGTGGCTCCTCCCAATGACGGTGGTGCGATTGATTGCGCGGTTCTTGCGCCGGGGGTTCCGCCCCCCCACGACGGTGATGCGATGGGTTGTACGGTTCTTGCGCCGGGGGTTCCGCCCCCCCACGACGGTGATGCGATTGATTGCGCGGTTCTTGCGCCTATCGCACTATTCATCGCTCCACCGTCGTGGGGGGGCGGAACCCCCGTCATATCAAAAAACGGCGTGATCATATCCGCAGTTCCTTTACTTATCGGCATATACTTAATGATATCGTTGGCATGAAACAACAATTGCCTAGAGTTTTCCGGATTGCGGCGTAAAAACATGAAGAGCGATAGACCGATGAACCCGAATGTCGCCATCTTAATCCACTTCTGATTGCTTTGGAACATCTTTAACGGTTGGCCATCATAGTATGTGTTGACGATAAGAACCGCCGTAATAATAAATACGATGTATTCGGTTTTTACCATGTCTGCTGCGGATGGTTTGACGTTGGTTGGTTGGTAAGTTATATATAGTCTCGAATATTTCGCTACCGATTATGATAGTAATATGCCGCATACCCCAATCCCGCCAGCAATAACAAATACACGAGCTTCTCTCGATATTTCAGTTCTTCCAAGATTTGGACAGACCGCGGTCGATAGTGTAAATAATATCTCTCGAGAGCATCATGTAAGCTCACTTCATCCTTCATCAATAGAACATTATATCGATTATGTATGAAATGAACCCAACGAATAAATGAATCGCGGCTGTCTAAATATGGCGTGACCGGATATTTACCTAGCATTCGGTCAAATTCAGACGACATTTCTGGATCAGGTATCAACATCGAAAAGTTTTGGATGAAGTCGTAATACTTTTTACGCGTGACATCATTCACATGATCCGGGTAATTTACTGCGGCCGTCATTAAAAGGAACCAGTAATGTGGCCCCCATACTTTCGCGTCGAGCTTGATCATCGATTGCTTATAATGAAACGACATAAAAACAACCATAGAACTACGATAAGCGAATTGTAAAGAATGGAAGAAAATTGTGCCACTGAAGAAGAAACGACGGAAACATCGAAGGTAAACAATCCTAAATCAGCGTTATCGTATCTTGAAATCACCCAATTACGAAATCAACGAACGAAACATTCGACAACGGGAGGTGCAGGCGCAACGTGTAATCATACGTCACCATCGATAAACAACGGCGAAACAAACAAGTATTTCTGTAATAATTGTAACCGGACAAATCATGTATATAATAATTGTCGCGCACCGATTACAAGTATAGGCGTGATTGCGTTTCGTTGTGGTGAAACGGGGCCAGAGTTTCTTATGATACGTCGCCGAGATTCATTTGGATTTGTTGATTTTGTTCGAGGGAAATATTCTTTGAATGACGAAGCATATATACAACGTATCATCGACGAGATGACCGTGACTGAAAAAGCGAATTTATTGCGACTAACCTTCGAACAGTTATGGCGATTATTATGGGGTGAATATACGCGAGGTAGTCAGTATAAAAATGAAGAGCATATTTCGTTTGAAAAATATCGGCAAGTTCTTGGCGGAATACGCACAAAAGACGGACGTGTAAAGACGCTTCACCAGTTTATTGACGATTCAACGACACGTTGGACCGAAACTGAATGGGGTTTTCCAAAAGGCCGGCGAAATTATAACGAAAAGGATCTACCATGTGCTTTACGTGAATGCCTAGAAGAGACAGGTTATGATATTGAAACCGATAATGTTATTCAGAATATTGCTCCATTTGAAGAAATATTTATGGGTTCAGACATGAAATGTTATAAACAGAAGTATTTTCTTGCGATGGTGGATTTAGATAAGAAACCGAAAAAGGCACATGACATTATGGAGGTTGGTCTCATGAAATGGATGTCGTTTG